TGTGGTATACTTGATGAATGCGCTGAGTAATGTTAATCATCAACTCACCATTCTCGAAAGCAAGATGCAGTTGGTTGTGACATCAGACAACAAACAAGCACCAAACATGGGTGCTGAACTGGCTCGTGAAAAACTGCGCCAAGACTTTATGCAGGCTAACACAGAAGCACTATCCCGAAGCAGCTCCAACAAAGCTGTGCTGGACACTTTAGTATGGCGTGTGCAAGAGTTGGAAAAGCACAAAGAGAAACAATCCAACAATAGTGGGAAGAAGTAATGTTGGAACAACTAAGAGAAGTAGCTGGTCTTGGTGGTCCAGCTGCAGTGTTAGCAAACGAACTTTTAGTTCTACGTGAACAATATGAATCACAACAACTAACACTGGAAGAGTTTCAGTTCTTAGTTCAACAAGTTGCAGAAGTAAAAGCAGCCCAAGAATTATCAACTGATGAACAAGCACTTCGTTACATTGTTTCTGCTGCTACTGCGATATCTATGGTGGTATGAAATACCGCACGATATTTATAAGTGATGTTCACTTAGGTACTCGTGATTGTCAAGCAGGTAAGTTAAATAATTTTCTTAAACACAATACATGCGACACACTGTATTTGGTTGGAGATATTATTGATGCATGGAAGATACAGCAGAACAAGTGGCGTTGGAAACAATCTCATACTAACGTAGTTCGTAGAATCCTTGGCCATGCCAAACGTGGCACAAGGGTTATATACGTTGCAGGCAACCATGATGAGTTTTTAAGACCAATGATACCATATGGTTTCAGTTTTGGTCTAGTAGAAATACATAATCAAATAGAACATATCGGTGCTGATGGTAAGCATTACTTAGTTACACATGGTGATCTGTTCGATGGCATAACACGATTAGCACCTTGGATATCATTTTTAGGAGATAAATCATATGACTTCGTTCTTTCGCTCAATAGCAAGTTCAATTGGATACGTCATCGTATGGGTTTTGGGTACTTTAGCCTTAGCAAGTTCCTTAAACACAAAGTAAAAAAAGCTGTGGACTTTATGTTCCAGTTTGAAAAGAATCTAGCTGGATACTGTAAAAAACGTGGCTTTGATGGAGTTATCTGCGGTCATATACACCACGCTGAAATCAAAGAGATCGATGGTGTGATATATATGAATGATGGGGATTGGGTTGAGTCATGTACTGCTTTAGTTGAGCATTACGATGGCAAGTGGGAAATTATTACATGGACCAAGGAAAAAGATGATGTTACAGGATAAAATTACCATAGTAGTTCCATGTAAGAATGAAGAGAACTACATTGCGCATTTGTTAATGCACTTGAGTCAACAACAAATAGGCAATACAAGAATTATTATTGCAGACTGCTCCACTGACAATACACGAGAAGTCATTCAAAAAATGAAGGGTGATCTTAATGTTGAGGTCATCGATGGTGGTCCAGTTTCCTTTGCCAAGAACAGTGGCGCTAAACTAGCAACAACACCATACTTGCTGTTTATAGATAGTGATGTAAGATTTTTTGAAGATACAGTTATAACTGATTGTGTTAACATAATCGAAGAATGTCAATTAGATTTAGTTGGGTTGTATGTAAAATGTTATGATCGAGATAAAAGAGCACACATAGGCTTCATGATGTTTAATTTTGTAAACAGATTAATGCAGTATAAAGTACCTTTCGCAGTTGGTGCGTTTATGCTAACTCGTCGCGATAAATTTGAACAGCTTGGTGGGTTCTCTGAGAAGTATGGAACCAGTGAAGACTTCTTCTTATCTAAACAGTACGATGTTAACAAATTTAAATTAGTGGACCATTTCTTCGGGCAGGACAGCAGAAGGTTTCAGATTATGGGGTACTTTGGTATGGCATGGTATCTGATTAAAAATTTCTGGAACAGAAACAACGAAAACTATTGGAATAAAGTAGACTATTCGAAATATTGGAAATAAATGAAAACCCTTGCTTTGTTTATGCGACATCCAGAATGTTCTACGGATTGCGCATATGCAATGGTGCATGCATTATCCTCTGAGTACCAAATTCGTATATTCGAAGAGAAGGAGTTGGATGATGATAATTTCTTTGAGCATCTTGATGTTATTGCTTTTCCTGGTGGTATCGGGAATAGTGACTCTTATCCTAATTTCTTCACTCGAACAAGAGCGAATCGAATCGCCAGATTCTTGGAATGTGGTGGTCACTATCTTGGCATTTGCATGGGTGCTTATTGGGCTGGAAGCCGTTATTTCGATATACTTGATGATGTCAACCCTGTTCAATATATAAAGCAACTAAATGCAGATGTAAAAAGAAGCTACGGAACAGTAGCTTCAGTCACATGGAAAGACCAAAAAGAAGAAATGTACTTCTATGATGGTTGTGCACTAATTGGCGATGAAACTAAATTTAAAACTATTGCAAGATATAGCAATGGTGATCCGATGGCAATCATCCAAGGTAGAATCGGTATCATTGGTTGCCATCCAGAAGCACCACTTTATTGGTACGAGAAACCTTGGTATTACATAAATAAACACTACCATGGTGGAAAACATCATGAACTATTGCTAGACTTTGTGAACGAACTTACAGAGAAATAGTTATTAGAAAATAACCCTACTGTCTGTAAGGTTTTAAACCCCTGTAAGTTGTTGATACCACAGGGGTTTTTTGTCCTCCAAAAATGTATTGACTTTTATTTGACTTTAGAGCATAATAACTGTGTTAGGGTTGATTAAGGAAAAGGAATTGTGATGACTATAAATGAATTGAATGTTGAATTGAATGATCTTGCAGAGCAAGAAAGAAACGCTGTTGCTGAGGCTGATTATGAATCATACATGGATCGAATGATGGCTGAACACAACATGCGACAGTTTGAAGCATCATCTTATGATGAAGATGCAGTATCATATGGAGAAATGTAATGAGTGACTTGCAATTAGAAATTGTTGATCTTTATGAAGAAGGGATGAAACCCATCTCAATCGCTGGGTTGTTAAAGATCCCATTGGAAATGGTGTACGACGCCATTCAGGCATTTGAAGAAGGGTTCGATGTTGACGAATCCATGGATGGTGACCATGAATCTGCATTGGCATCAGCAGGGTTTGGAACAGATGAAGATTATGGATATTATGGAGATAATGAGTGAATAAATTTGCAATGATGAAACAAAAGAATGCAATCGACAGTGAGATTCTGTTGATTACGCAAGAAGAATGTGCTGAGGTAACTCAGGCTATCAGTAAGGTATTTCGATTCGGTATGGATGATGAACACAATGGGCAAACCAACCGAGAACATCTTGAAGAAGAAATCGGTGACCTCATGTGTATGATTGATCTACTGATCGAAAATGGAATTGTTAGCGAGTCTGCAGTAATGACTGCAAAGAATGAGAAGTTGAATAAACTGATGACATGGTCTAGTATTTTTAAGGAAACTGTATGAACGAAGTTACAATCCATGGCGTAAGTAAGCGTCAGAAGCGTATGTTGAACATCATGTGGAATCTTGACTCGGAGGAAGATTACTTTGAGTGGTACAATTCTCTAGATGAGAATCTACAGAAAGAAGCTGAGTTGTTGCAACGTCTGATCATCATGGCAGAACTGGACAACGAAGTACTTAATACATCTGGTGCCAAGGAACTATTAAAGAAATTTGCTTTGTAAGAGGATATCGTGTATAATAAACCATTGAAACCTAGAAATCTTGTAGCAAAAGATTTGCGTACTCCGAAATACCGCATGCGTGTAGTAGAGAGTAAGGTTCAGTACATTCGACAACCAAAGCACAGAAAGGCAGACCATGGACTTGGAGTATGAGATTCATCGAGAAGGTTTAACACGAACAGTTAAAATTAAGAGTCATGCATATGATTTGATTGAGTTTACTATTCGTCAGAAACTTATTACCGAAACAGGGAAAGAATTATGCAATAGTGGTCATACATCTTTCTTTGAGACTAAAGAATTCGTTGAATTCTTTGGACCAATTATTAATGAAATGAAAGTGAGATTAGACAATGGCATTCCAAACAGTATTCAAGAATGAAAAAGAGTTTGAAGAATTTAAAACATGGACAATTGGAGTTCTCCACGATGAACACATCAAAGATCTGTGCGTTACTTTTACCAAAAAAGATGGTACCGAAAGAGCAATGCGTTGCACCCTTGTCGAAGGAAACATTCCAGCAGACAAGAAACCAACATCCGAAGCCAGCACTGCAGGTCGCAAGACTAATGGATCCGCAATGGCAGTCTTCGATACAGAAAAGTCTGAGTGGAGATCTTTCCGCTGGGATTCAGTAACTAAAGTGGAGTTTACATTATGAAATCTAGTATTCTTGTGTGGCTTGGTGTCATTCTCGTTCTTATTGTTCTTGCACCACTTGCAACAATCTGGTCACTGAACACATTGTTCCCGATTCTCAACATTCCAATGGGATTCGATACGTGGCTTGCATCCCTAATCCTAGCTGGAGTAGTGGGTGGAACAACTGGGGTTTCGTTTAAGAAATAACCCTACACTGTTGAGGGTTATTGTTTGACACTAATCGTGCTTTGAGGTATAATAAATACTTATTATGGAGGTTCCAAACCTATGAATGCAAATGCCGCAAAACGAAGAGCGAAGAACAATGCGATCCTCAACAAGATCGTTGATGAGCCAGTGCTCACAGAAGAAAATTATAATTCAGATCTTAACCATGCACTTGGCTGGTACAATATAAACTTTGACGAGAAGAAACGTCGTAAGAGTGCACTTGAATACTTTGCCAAGGCTGGACAAAAAGCTGAAGTCATTGCAATCAATCGTGCCACTGATTTTGAAGTCAGATCTCTTGGAGTAGTCTGTCGTCTTGCATCACGTGATCAACCACTTAGCGAAAAGCACCAGAATTTTATTTCTGACACAGCATCAGAATTGGTTCGTAAGTACAAACTAATCAAAGAAGTTAAAAAAGCAGAAGTTGTTTCAACTCCAGTCGTTTCTATACAAGAACGAATGGAAGAATTAGCACGTAAACATGCAGCAGAATTCGATGGAGCAATAGATGACTTTATCACAACGAAGACAACGCAGTTCTCGGCAAAGAATTATCTACTTTCAAATGAAGTATCAGCACCAGTTGCAAAACGAATTGGAGAATTTTATGTACCACAACTCCAAGAAATCGAAGACGCAATTGCAGGAAACGACGATCAACTTGTCGAAGGATATTCATTCTTAACGAAAAAAGAATTGAAGAAGTATGCTGAGTTTTTGCGTGGCATTGTAGCTGACTGCCAACAACAGGTTCAGACTGCTAAAGCAAACAGGTCTCCACGTAAACGCAAAGCACCACCACCATCTAAGGTTGTGGCACGTATGAAATTCATGCGTGAGTTTGTTGAACTAAAACTCAAGTCTTGCAAGCCAGAAGATATACTTGCCTCAAATGAACTTTGGGTGTATAATACTAAGTATCGTAAGGTTACTGTATACAAAGCAGAGGGTGGAACACTTTCTGTTAAAGGAACTACGATCCTTGGCTTTGATGTCAAGAATTCCAAGACACTTATGTTACGTAAGCCAGAAGAATTCTTTAAAGGACTTGCGATGGGCAAGCGTGCATTGAATGGTGCAATGAAAACAATAACAACAAAACCGACTGTACCAAATGGTCGCATCAATGAAGAGTGTATTCTTCTCGGAGCATTTTAATGGATTTTACATATATTGATGAAGGCATCAATGCTGTCGTCATCGATAATTTCTTTAATGAAAATCAACTTAAAGAAATTATGACTGAGTTAAAATGGTTGACTAAAGAAAGTGTATTAGTTGGAGAGAAACAACTCGATACTGCAGAGAATGAGTATGGTGCATTGGCTTCCAAAAGTGGAGTGTTTTTAGAATCTGTTTTCAATAACTGGAGACACTCAGCATTAATTTCTTCATCAGTACATCAGATGAATTCAAAAGAATTTCATAATGGATTGATGTCTCACAATGAATTATATAAAACTTTATTTTATTGTAATCATCGATCTCATCTTCTTTCTTACTACCAGAATGCAGATTACTATGGTGCGCATTGTGATGCGTCATTCTATACAATGTTAAGTTACTTTCATACCGAACCTAAGAAGTTTAAGGGTGGCGAAATAATTTTGAGTTCTTATACTCAAGAAAAGAAAGCCACTATTGAAATTAAACCAAATAGGATTGTATTGATTACATCCAACACATGGCACGAAGTAGCAAAATTAGAGTCTGATGCCAACATGCCAAAGTATAGTGGTGATGGAAGATATTGTAATGCTATATTCTTGACTAGAATTGATGATAAACAATGGGTACAAGATCCAAATGGTGGTGGTAAATATATTGATAACCCAGAAGTTGGTAAATATTCTGCAGATAAAGTGAGAAAGAAATGATATTAATTGATTATTCGCAGGTTGCCCTCAGTGCTATCTTAACCTTCCAGCGAGAGTTGAAGGGTACAGAAAGCGAGATTAAGAATTTGATTCGCCATGTAACACTATCCACAATCAAATCATACAAGAAAAAGTATGGTAAAGAATATGGAGAAGTCATTGTATGTTGTGATGGTCGTAAGTACTGGCGCAGGGAATTCTTTCAATACTATAAAGATGGTAGAAAGAAAACACGTGAAGCATCTGACTTAGATTGGCACTTGATCTTTGATACACTTAATGAGATGCGTCAGGATATCGCACAGCACTTTCCGTATCGTGTAATGCATCTAGATCGGTGCGAAGCAGATGACATCATTGCAGTACTCACAGAGTGGGCTCAAAACAATCAACTAGTACAAGAAGGATTGGTTGAGGATCCACAAAAGATTCTTATCCTTTCTTCTGACAAAGACTTCAAACAGTTGCAGTTATATCCTACTGTGAAGCAATGGTCACCGATGCAAAAGAAATACATTACTGCATCTCAGAGAGAAATCATCGAGTATAAAATCGAACACATTGTTAAAGGTGATGCTGGTGATGGTGTTCCAAATATCCTAAGCAAAGACGATGTATTCTCTTCTGGCGATAGACAAAAACCAGTCAGTGCAAAACGACTACAAGAATTCTTTGATAATGGATTTATTGCATGTAAGAATGACGAAGAACGTCGTAACTGGCATAGGAATTCTACTCTGGTTGACTTCAAATTTATTCCAGAGCAGATTAAATCTGACATTATCGCAGAGTACCTAAGTAATAAACCTACTGGTGACAAAATGTCGATCATGAACTACCTCATGGAACATCGTTGCCGATTTTTGTTAGATGAGATTGAGGACTTTTAAATGAGAAAATATATTGTACAGATCCTTCAGGAAATCCAAGATAATCCTAAGGTAATTGAAACCTATAAAGATGATGTTCCATTAAGGATTCTTTTCGAGTACGCATTCCTTTCAGAAAAGAAAATGATTCTTCCTGAAGGTGAACCACCATACAAACCTGCCGATGAACCATTGGGTATGACACCAACCAATTTGTTCAGTGAGATGAAGAAACTTTATATTTTCTGCCGTGCAGATCTTACACCACTAAAGCGTGAGAGTTTATTCATTTCTTTCATCGAAGGATTGAAGAAAGAAGAAGCCAGTATTATCATTGCAGCCAAAGACCAGACTTTACATAAATTGTATCCTAAAATTACTAGGAAATTAGTCAGTGACGCTGGATTTATTCCTCCACTCCCTAAGAAAGTCAAAGAAAGTGCAACATCTTAAACCCGAGGATAGAGATTTTCTATTGTTTTTGATGTCATTAAAGGATGACGAATTTACGATGTTATTAAATAGTATGTCTGCCGATGATTGTATGAGAGTCGCTGTCATGATTCAAGAAGCAAAAGATGAATTCTATGATGACGTAATGGAAGCAGAAGGTATGCCTGATGCATTTGAGTTAATGAGAAAGATCAAGGCTAACATAGCCGATAACTGAGAGGAAAATATATTATGCCTAATTGGTG